GTTGAATATTTACAATCTGTAAACAGCGTAAGAAGTAACTAATAATTAATTTACTTTCAGGGAGCGGTGTAATGATCGCTCCCCTAGAGTAGGAAGGAAATAAAATGGCAGCAGTAGGATCAACTAATACACAATTTGACGGATCTAAAAGATTAGTAGTACAAACAATTTTAATGCCCACAGAAGCAGCAGGTGAATTTACATTTACTATTGATGTATCAGCATTAAATAATCAAAGATTTCCAACAGTAGCAAATTCAAACGCAGCAGCTATACCTTGTGTTTCTTTGTCTTTACAAAAAATTTGGTATTCTGTGTCGGTAGCAGCAAAAGCAAATTCCGTAAGTATTGTAGGAGATGCAACAGCAGATTTACCTTATATAACATTACATGGTAATGGATTTAAAGACTTTACAAATATTGGCGGAGTACTGAATCCAGCTCTTGGAACCGGTGGTTCATCAGGTGATGTAATTATTAGATCTGGTGATGGTACAACAGCTACAACAGCGGGTGATTCAATATCAATCCACATGGAGTGGTTAAAAAATTACTAGGAGGTTAAATGGCAAACGTTACTTCCCAAACTTATCAATTTGATCAAGACTTTTCTATTGATGAGATTATTTCAGATGCTTATGAAAGACTAGGCTTAGTTGGTACTTCGGGACATCAACTTAAAACAGCTAGAAGATCTTTAAATATTCTATTTCAAGAATGGGGTAATAGAGGTTTACATTTCTGGGAAGTTGGTAATACCAACGTTACATTAACTCAAGGATCAACTACTAATGTTGATGCAACAGCTCAAGGTTCTGGTACTTATACTTTGTATAGAAATGTTTCAGATGCACCTAACGCAACGCCAGGTTTAGGAGAACCACCTCAAGCTATTACTGCACCAGAAAATAGTATTTATGGTATTACAGATATTTTAAACGTAGGCTTTAGACAAAACTATAACACTACTTCTCAATCAGATATTGCTTTAACTAAAGTAGATAGATCTGCTTATTCTGGAACAGCTAACAAAGCAACAGTCGGCACACCTTCTCAATTTTGGGTCCAAAGATTCATAGATAGAGTTACTATAACTATTTACCCTTTACCTAATGCAACAGCCGCAGCAGCAACAAGTAAACTAATGGTTTACTATGTTAAAAGAATTCAAGACGTAGGTGCTTTTTCAAATGCAACAGACACACCTTTTAGATTTGTACCTTGTATGGTTTCAGGTTTAAGTTATTTACTATCTCAAAAGTTTGCACCAGAGAGAACACAAGAATTAAAATTGTTTTACGAAGACGATTTAGCAAGGGCTTTATCTGAAGATGGATCTCCATCTAGTACATACATAACCCCTAGAACTTACTATCCAAATATCTAATGGCTGTTTATTCAAAAGGTTCTAGAGCACTAATGATCTCAATGAGATCAGGAGCCGCGTTCCCTTATAGTGAGATGGTACAAGAATGGACAGGAGCCTGGGTTCATAATTCTGAATTCGAAGCTAAACAACCACAACTTACACCAAGACCCGTGACTGCTGATGCACAAGCCTTGCAACATGCTTTCCCACCAAGAATAGAACCAGGTGTTTTAGATTTATTAAGAGCTGATCCATTTGAAACATATCAAGCAGGATCACCTATTGTTAATGTTAATCTTCCTGGTAATAAATATGCTACAGGAGATATAAAAAGATTTCGTGGTGCACCAGGCATAGCTGGAGTATTTAATATTCCAGATAATGTTAATGGAATTACAGGAGCTGTTATTGCGCGAGCTGCAGGGTATGCTATAAATGTAGGTAAATATGTAGATGGAGCAACTGATGCTACTCAAACTAATTGGTTCTGGTTTTCAGCAGCAACTAATGCTACAAGTGCAGGAATAGGAGGAGGTTTTCCGGTCAGCGTTGGACCAGTAATCTTAGAAGCATAATTATGGCAGGATATACATACACAACTATTACTAATAATATTAGAAGTTATACTGAAGTAGATGCTAATGTATTTACTCAAGGAATTATAGATGATTTTATAATGTTAGCTGAACAAAGAATTATTAATGATGTTCCAATCGATGCAGATAGATTTGTACAAGAAGGACAATTTGTTGCCGATGATAACACAATTAATAATCCAGCTGGAACATTATTTGTTAGAGGAGTAGAGGTGTTTGCTTCTACAGCCGCTACAACAGAACAAGGTACATGGTTAGAAAAGCGTGATCAAACTTTCTTATCTGAATATGTAGGTAGATTAACTGGACCAGAAGGACCAAATACAGGTCAAGATGTGACTGGTGTACCTAAATACTATGCTATGTTTGGAGGCGCAACTGGACTTACAGACAGTACTTCAGGGGGTTTTTATCTAGCTCCTACACCAGATCAAAATTACTTTTTTAGAATATATTATAACAAATTACCCACTGGTTTATCAGGGTCTAATGCTACAACTTATATTAGTAATTACTTTCCTCAATTACTATTATATGCTACATTAGTGGAAGCTTATGGATTTTTAAAAGGTCCAATGGATATGTTGACATTATACGAACAAAAGTATAATACTGAACTACAGAAGTTTGCAAGTATGCAATTAGGTAGACGAAGAAGAGACGATTACACTGACGGAACTGTCAGAATAAAAATTGATTCGCCGTCACCGTAACAAGGAGATAAAAAATTATGGCAATAGCATCGGTACTAACAAACAGTTTTAAAACAGAATTATTAAGAAGTGGACACAACTTTGATACCGCTGGAGCAACACCAGCAGGAAGTGCGTTTAAACTTGCTCTTTACACAAGTTCAGCTAACCTTGGAACTACAACAACAATTTATGCAACAACAAACGAAATTACAAATGCGGCTGGTTCAGCTTATGTAGCAGGTGGAAAAGCTTTAACTAATTCAGGAGTTACAACTTCTACAGTTACTTCACACACAGACTTTGCAGATTTATCAGTAGCAAATGGTACAGCTTATACAAATGCATCTTTCACAACAAGAGGTTGTTTAATTTATAACACAAGTGTTGTTTCTGGATTTACAACAAACAGAGCTGTTTGTTCAATAGACTTTGGTGGAGATAAAACTGTTTCTAACGGAACGTTCTCTATTGAATTTCCAACTAACTCATCTTCAGCAGCTATAATCAGACTGACATCATAAGGAGTAAAACCTTATGGCTGATACAATAATCACAGCTACAGTCGGCACAGGTACACTTTATCAAACAGGTGGTACTGGTAATGTCTATTATTTTAATGGTGCACAACCTACAGATTTTAAATTTCCTTGGGTAGCAGGTGCAGTTCTTAGAGTAGATCAATCTAATGCTACTAACGATGGTCATCCTTTTCTTTTTACAACAAGTGCTAGTACAAATACTGCAACTATGCGTGCAGGTATTATTACTAATAATGTAGAATATTTTTTAGATGGTGCAGCTAGTCAAGCCGACTACATGAACACCAGTACTTTTAATGCAGCTACAAATAGATACGTTGAAATTACTATTACTGCACCAAGTGTAATTGATTTTTATTTTGCATGTTGGATTCATGGAATTGGAATGGGTGGTATTATAGATATTACTCAGACTACTTGGGGTGCTATGAATTGGGGCCAAGGTGCGTGGAACAAGCAAGGTGATGAAGCAGTATCATTAACTGGTTTACAAATGACTGGTGCACTAAATGCAGCTGGTGTAAACGTAGAACAGTTTCCTGGTTGGGGTACTTTAGATTGGGGTGAGAATGGTTGGGGTAGTGTTGATGGTGCAGTAGAAACTTTACCATCTTTCTTAGCAACAGCTTCATTAGGTAGTTTATCAACAGATGTAAGAACAGATGTTTCATTAACTGGTTTACAAATGACAGGAGCACTTGGTACTCCTGCTCTTAAATTTGATTTTGAATTAACATTAACAAATAGTTTATTAGCAACAGCTACATTAGGTCAACTTGGAGTTAATGCTGGAGATGATGTACAAGTTGGACTAGCAAGTTTATTAGCCACAGGTTCTGTAGGTGCTATTTCTCCAACTCCTAATACTAATATTAGTTTAACTGGATTAGAAATTACAGGTAGAGTTGGTAATCTTGCAGAAGGTATCTTAACTATAGTAGATCTTCAAGGAACATCATTATTAGCTACAGGTGCTGTAGGAGCAATTACACCATTTAATTCTACTGGAGTAACAATAACTTCTAGTTTAGTGGCTACAGGAGTATTAAATGCAGGTGCAGTTATTACACCAGATCAAGTTGTTGGATTGACGGGATACGAAATAACTGGTAGTTTAAATGCTGCAGGAGTATCAACAATTCATTATGCAGATGTTGACATTACGGGTTCAACATCGTATACAGATGTGAAGCATGTAAATCAGGCGTAGGAGAAAATTATGGCATCAACATATAATAGTCTAGGTATTCAATTAATGGCAACCGGTGAAAACGCTGGTACATGGGGAACGAATACAAATAACAATTTAAACTTTATTATGAACACACTAGGTTATATTAGTGTGGCATTAACAGCAGATAGAACTTTAACAATTCCAGATGGTTCAACAGGAACTTTTGATGGAAGAGCTTTTATTATAGAACTTACCGGCTCGACTGCTGGAAACAGAGTTTTAGATATTGCAGCTACAGCTGGAGATCCAGCAGCAGCTATTGAAAAACCTTTTTTAATCGTAGACAACACTACAAGATCAACTGGAAATACAATTACTTTTAAAGTTACTGGTCAAACAGGAATATTAGTCCCAGCAAGTGGTAATGTATTATGTTATCATAATGGTACAGATATAGCTTCTTCAGGTTTTCCAAGTACTACAGGAGCACAACCAGCATATACTTTGCCATCAGCAGATGGTACTGCAAGTCAAGCTTTAGTAACAGATGGTGCTGGAGTAGTAAGTTTTGGATCAGCAGGAATATCAACAGGAAAAGCTATTGCAATGGCAATGATTTTCGGGTAAATAACTAAAAGGAATTAAATTATGGCAAACCCAAATATAGTAAACGTAGCAACAATTAATGGTGAGTCGCAAGGACTTGCATTAGGAACAGGTGATTCAAATGTTATCATTGCAGCAGTTCTTGATAATAAAGTAGTTAAAGTAAATAGAATTACAGTAGCAAATGTTGATGGTTCTTCAGCAGCAGACGTTAATGTTAAAGTTGTAAAAGCTGCTTTTACTTCTGCAGCAACAGGTGCAGCGGGAAATGTCGGAACAATTTATTTAGCAAAAACAATTTCAATACCAGCAGACGCATCTTTAGTGTTATTAGATACACCTATCTATATGCAA